TTGCAGACTTAACAAGCTCTGACGTTCAAGGCTGGGTAGAAGCTGCTATGGGTGCTGATGCAGTTCAAAGTCTTAAAGACGGTTTAGATGCACAAATCGCTGAAAAGATTACACCAACATCTGTAACAAAAACAATAGGATAACACATGGAGCTAACACCTTATTTATTTTGGAATATATTTATAACCTTGGTGTTGGCACCAGTCCTTTATGGTATTCGTAGTAATACTTCAGAAGCTAAAAGAATTGATATACTCTTAAACAAGACTCGTGAAGAGATGGCAAGACAGTATGTAACTAAAAACGAACTAAAAGATGACATGCAAGTCTTAATGGACAGGATAGATAAAATAGGTGAAAAGCTTGACAAACTGTTCGAAGTCAAGTAAAATATATATAGGTATTTTAAATGGACAAAAAAAATAATAAAAAATTAAAGCAATACAAAAAGAAATATTTTACTAAGGATAGAGTAGATATGTCTAAAGGTGGTAGAGTAAAAGCTCAAGTAGGTGGTATACAACAAGCACCTATGAGTCGTAGAAGACCTCCTATGTCTATAGAGAGAGAAGGAGAAGTACAACCTACTGTTCAGCCTATTACTCAAGCTCCAGTAGAATCTAAAAGACCTAATGTTGTTCAGCCTCAAGCTACACCTAAAGATGTTACTCCTGTAACAGAAACTAAACCTAATCAACCTACATTCCAACAAGCTCCAACAACAGGTAAAGGCTCTGACCAAATGTTTATTGGTAGAGAAGGTGCTGTTCAACCTCAAGCTGCTCAAGCTCAGACTGCTGTAGTTAATGTAGAAGACTCAACTGCTCCTATGACTAGAGAAGAATTTAATAGACAATACGGAGACTATGAAGGACCTATGAGAGGCTCTCAAGCAGGTCGACAAAGAAATGAATTTTATGATAATAGACAAAAAGATTATGAAGATTATTTAAGTAGTTTAGCTAATTTAAATAATACTACAACTGCTACTGATAATAATATAACAGGAACAACAGAACAATTTGAAGCTGAAAGAGCTAAAAGAATTACTCAAGCTGGTAGAACTGCAGAAGAAATTGCTGCAGGTACAATTCCAGAAGGACTAATACCACAACAAGAAATAGTTGGTGTAAAAGAAGGCGAAGAGTATAATGTAGAAATAATAGAATTAGCTGAAAGAAAAGGAGTTAATCCTCAGTATGTTAAAGAAGTTGGACCTGAAGTAGTTCAACAAATGGAAGATATATCTACTGTAAAGACTCCAGAGCCTATTGTACCTTCTACTATAGCTGCAGATACTGTAGCTGAATCAGTAGAAGTCAACACAGCAAGAGGTGAAGTAAGAGATGAAGCTTTAGCAAAAGCAGTAGGAGTAGAAAGAATAGACCCTGTTGAAGCAGTTGAAGTTGAAATAGAACCGGGAGCTTTAGCAGATAGAGTTGTTGGAGTTTTAAGTGAAGAAGCAAAATCAACAGCAGCTCAAGTAGCAGGAACTTCTTTACCAAGAATTACTAGAGCTAAAAAACAATTAAGAAATGCTGGTTTATCAGAAGAAGATATAGCAGAGTTAGGTAATGACCCTGAAGCTTTAGAAGCTAGATTAACAGATTTTTCAGAACAACAAAGAGGTATAATAGAAGGATTACCTAAAGAAGCTTTAGTATCTAATCAGTTAGATAGTTTACTAAGTGGTATGGAAAATGGTGAGATACCTACATGGGCTAGACCTGCAGTTGCACAAGTAGAACAGATGTTAGCTAAAAGAGGTATGTCAGCTTCTACAGTAGGTAGAGATGCATTATTTAATGCAATTATTCAAAGTGCTGTTCCTATAGCTCAAAGTAATGCACAGGCTATACAACAAAGCGTAGGACAACAAAAATCTATTGAAGCACAAGTAGAGATTCAAAATGCTCAACTAAGACAACAAACAGCAATTAAAAATGCTGATAAAGTATTTAGTCTTAACATGGCTCAATTTAGTGCTGACCAACAAACTGAATTATCTAACAGTAAATTTTTACAAACTGTTAGTATAACAGATGCTAATAATGCACAGAAAGCTGTTATGCAAAATGCTGTTCTTATGTCTCAAGCTAATGTTGCAGAAGCTAGTTTAAATCAACAAGCTCAAATACAAAATGCTAAAAACTTTTTAGCTATGGATATGCAAAATTTATCCAATCAGCAACAGTCTAATATATTACAAGCTCAACAAGAACAACAAAGAATATTAAGTAATCAAGCAGCTACTAATGTAGCAAAACAATTTAATGCTTCAAGTGAAAATCAAACTAGACAATTTATGGCTAGTCTTAATGCACAAATTGAACAGTTTAATGCTCAACAACAAAATGTAGCAGAGCAGTTTAATGTTCAACAAAACAATGCTGCAGAAGCTCGTAGAATAGGTATTGAAGCTGATATTAATAAAGCTAATGCTAATATTATAAATCAAACAAGACAGTTTAATGAACAAATAGATTTTAATAGAGACCAGTTTAATACACAAAATGCTTTAGCAATTCAGCAATCAAATGTAGAATGGAGAAGAAAAATTAATTTAGCTAACACAGCAGCAGAAAATGCTATCAATCAAGAGAATGCTAAAATGGCTTTTGGATTAACATCACAAGCTCAAGCATTTTTATGGCAAGAATTAAGAGACCAAGCAGATTATAATTTTAGATGGGCTAACGATACTGCTACTAGAAAAACACAAGCTATGATAGCTGCTGCTAGTTCAGAAGGAGATATAGCTAAAAATTGGTCAACAAACTTTACTAATATATCTAGTACAGTAAATAGAATATTTGGAACTTAGGAGAATAAGATGGGATGGTTAAGAAAAAAAGCCAAACAATTAGGTAAAGGTATTAAAAAAATAGTTAAGAAAGTAAGTAGAGCTATTGGTAAACTTGGCATTGTAGGTCAAATAGGTTTGATGATGTTTATGCCTACTATTGCTGGAAGTCTTTGGGGTAGTCTAGGAAGCTTTGCTGCTAAAGGAACTAGTCTTATACACAAAGCTGCTGGTGCTATTTTTAATGCAGGTAATGCTATAGGTAGTGCTTATAGTACTGTAACAGAAGCTATTGGTAATGGTTTAAATAGAGCTACTAACTTTTTAAAAGGTGAAGGTTTTGTTTTAAGTCCAGAAAGAACTTCTATATTTACTTCTACAGATAAAGCTACTGACTTAACTGCAAAAGTTTCAGATTCTTTAGGCGATAAAGTAGTTGATACTGTATCCGGAGGTGAAACTACTGTTGTTGCAGAAAAAATTACAGAAGAAAGCAGTAAAGGTTTATTAGCAAAAGGTAAAGATTATGTTAAAGAAGGTATTGAAGGAGCTAAAGAAGCCCTGTCTGACCCTAGAACATTAGTAAAAGAATCATTAGAATCTGGTGCAAAATCAGGACTTGCTTCTAGAGTTTCTTATGCTGCAGCAGGAGACCCACCAACACAAAAAATTATCTCTGCTAATTTTGATGTAGGTTCTGTTAATAGTTATGCAAGTACAGGAACATTTAACACAGAAGATTTTACAAGAGGTAATTTAGCTTATCAAGCACTAGGTAGTTCTTGGGGTGCTGGTTCTAGTGTAGCTGCTCCATTTTTAACAGAGTATAGATTTAGTGACGGAGATATTGACTATGCTAAAAGAGTAACAAAGTTAAGATACACAGGATAAATCATGGCAGAAAAATATAATCAACAAGGAATAGATGCATTAGTAAATTCAGGTAGACCTATACCGGGTCAATCTTTAACTAACGACCCAGACCAAAGATATGCTTGGGAAAATCCACCAGAGTTTACAAACTTTAGACAAGCTTTAAATTATATTACTGGTGAGTTATTAGAAGAAGATGTTTTTGTTCCTCTTATGAAAGGAGTAGGAGATGGTGTACCTATAACTGACATAGCATTACAAATCTTACAAACAGGATTTGAAAAAGGTAAATGGAATCCTGATTTACTAGTAATGTTATTAGAACCTACTATATATACTTTAATGGCTATGGCAGAAAAATCAAACATTAAGTATCGTCTTAATGGAGACGAAGAAGAAGATTTAGATACAGATGATGAAAATGATATTGCAGAAATGAAAGCTGCTAATATAAAAAAGTATGCTCAAAGTAAACTTCCAAAAGAAGCTAAGATACCTGCTGGAGGATTACCTCAAGACATTATGAATAATATTAAAAATGTTGATGTACCTGCAAGTTTATTAAGTAAAGACGAACCGCAACAAGAAGAAAGCTTGTTAGCTAAAGGAGAAATGTAATGGCATTTTATGATGATGGTGGTGTAGATTTTGCACAGCAACAATTAGAAGAAGCTCGTAAAAGAAGAGAAAAGACAGCTAAAAGTGAAGATAAGTTTAGTAGAAATTTAATAGTTCTAGATAAAATATTAGGACTTGGAGAAAACTTTATAAATAAAAAAGCAGATAAACTAGAAACAGAAAATGTTCTTGCTAGAAGTCATTACGTAAGTCAACTAGAACAGTCTAATGCTTTTAACAAAGAATATAATGACTATGTAGCTCAAGGATATACAACAAAAGATATATTAGAATTTGAAACAAGAGAGTTATTAGAAGGTTACTTAAGAGGCGAAAAAGGTGATGAATATGATATTAGTCAATTTAGTGATGGTATAAATAATATAGCAAGAGAATGGGCTTCTGACCCTGTAAAACTAGAAGCTTATCAAAAACAAGTAGATGCTCATTCTAAAATACCTAACATGTCTCCACAAGAACTAATAGAAATTAGTAGACAACAAGATGCACCTCCAAGAAATGTAGCAGAGTTTTTTGGTAATTCAGTATTAAAACTTTTTAAATCACATGATGATAATACTTTGACTGAAGAAGATAGGTTAGCTAAACAAAGAAAGCTTGGTGGTTTATTAGGTACACAGTTTGATAATGTTAGAACAGCAGTAGAAGAGTACAGTAATCTAGGTAATCCTATTGATGAGTTAGTAACATTTATAGAAAACAATCCAAACAAAGTAGTATTTAAAAATGCTAAACAACAAATAGTTCCTCAAGAAGATACTGTCGGAGGTAGAACTGTTGTTAGAAATTATTTAGTTACGACTGCTATGGATAGTAACGGTAATGGTATAACACTGGGAGAACCTGTTCTTACAACTCAGTCTACTAGAGAGTTAGGAACTAGACCTTTAACTGCTCAACAACTTAGTATAGGTGCTGCTAAAATTTCAGAATATGTTAGTGGTAGTGAAGATAGTTTACTTATGGAAAACTATAGGTTACAAGCTAAAGAAATGCCTACTACTTTAACAGAATCTATTTTAACTGTAGAAGATTTTCTTATTAATCAATACGGTATAGAAAGAAATAGAGCATTGGGAATAGCTACTAAATATGTAGTAAATCAAGATTCTAATGCTCCAGATACTAAACCAAGTTTATATGATATTGATTTTTCTTTAGGTCAAATAGATAGTACAAAAATAGAAGCTTATGCTGATAGTATTATTAAAACAAAACCAACAGTATTTATTAATAGTGAATTAAGAAAACTAAGAGATGGTATGATAAATGTTATAGCTACATCAGATAATGAAAGAGCAGGTGAAGATATTGCAGCAATTAATACTATTATGGAGCAAAAATATAAAGTTACTAATGTAGAAGAATATAATGATTTATTAAAAGACGAAGCTGACATACCTGAAGAAACTAAACAAGTTTATGAAACTATTAAAAATACTCCTATTGTAGGAGATGTTTCAGAGTTTATTTTTGGTGAAGAATTTGGTGATACTCCTTTAGATTATATAACTTTACTTCCTATGGGAGGAATAGTTTTAAAAGGAACCACAAAAGGTTTAGGATTTGTTGGTGGTAAAATAGCAATACCTCTTGGTAATCAAATTTTAAAACATCCTACTATGGCTAAGTTTATTGCTAAAGCTACAAAATATGCAGACCCTACTAAGAAAATAAGAGGTAGAGAAATGTTTATAAAGAATTTAAACCCAGTAGAAAAAGCAGTATTTAGAAGCATGAATGCAAAAGGTAATATTGATACTATGGCATTTATGAAAAGACTAGCAGTTATACCGGGAGTATATGCTTTAAAATCAAATCCATTTCCGAGTCTTGGCAGCCCAATTCGTAACTTATTAGGTTATGGTACACTAGGAGCTGCTGTAATATATTCTTCATCCGAAGATAAAGAAGAGCCAACACAAGATTAATTATGACAATATATAATGTTAGTACTTCTCCTAAGTTAAGAAGAGGTTATACTTTAGATGACCTCGAAAATAACGAAGAGTTTCAAGATATATCAGAAAGATTTTTATCATCTATAGGTGAGCAGTCTGATGATGTCTTTGAATACTTAAGAGATTCTGACTTTAATTTATTCCAAGGTATGCAACGTGCCATGGATAGCGGTAAGTTTACTGAACAACAAAAACAAGATTATAAATACTTACGTTCTACATTTGACAAAGCAGACATGGGAAGTCTTAAACAATATGTAGAACTTTTTAAAGATGCTAGTGTTGATATAGCTACAGACCCTACAGCTATTGCAGCTATGCTTTTAACTCCTGTTACTGGAGGTACTTCTGTAGGTGCAAGACAAGCAATAGCTACAGGAGCAAACAAAGGATTAAAAAATATTGCTTTAGGTAAGAAAGGTATTACTCCTTTACAAACTGCAGGGATTACTGCTGCTGAAGTAGGAGCTTGGACAGGTTTAGATAATCATTTTAGACAACAAACAGAAATAAATACTAACATGCGTAAACTTTACTCTAACCCAGAGTTAGCAGGAAGTGCAGCTATAGGAGCTTTAACAGGTGGTATTTTTGGTGGGTTAGCTAGAAAGAATGAATTTTTTGAAGATAGACTACAAAGACTTTATAGTGAAGATGGTTATAGAAAAGAAGCTGGTAGTGATTTAGTATATAAATTAAGAAAAAAGAAAGATGCACTACTAGCTAAAACTCTAGCAAGTCCTGCATGGGTTTTAAAAACAGATGCAGAGTTTTCACCTACTGCTAGATTACTTGGTCAAAAGTTTACTTCAGAGTTTAACAAGAGTTTAATTACTAGGTCTAAAACTAGACTAGGATATTCTTATGCTGAAGACTTACAGTTTAGAAGAGGTAACTATAAAGCAGGATATGAAGCTGCTATTGAGCCTTTATATAAAGCAGGACGTATATCTCCAGAAGCAGGAGAAGAAGTTATAACAATCCTTAGAGGTGGTAATGTTCCCGGAGCTTCTAAAGCAGTTCAAGATACTGCAAATAATTTAAGATTATACTTTGATAGTGTAAGAAAAGATGCTAATGAAATAGGTTTAAATGTAGGTGAAGTTGAAAATTATTTCCCTCGTAGTTGGGATAGAGAAGCTATAGAAGCTAATACACCTTTGTTTAGAAAGTTATTAGTTGATAATGATATTGTCCCAGAAGAAGAAGTTGATGATGTTATTAAAGGAATGCTTAACAAACAAAATGAACTATACAGTTCTCATTCAGCTTTATTAACTCAAGCTCGTAAGTTTGAAAACTTAGATGATAATACATTTAAAGACTTCTTATCTAATGACCTACATACAGTAACTACTAATTACTTTATGAATGCTGCTAGGACTATAGAGCATAAGAAACATTTCTTAAGTAAAGGTTCAGATGTTAAGATAGGCGGTAAAACAGAAGCCGGTAATCTATTATACTTTAAACAAACTAATGAACAACAATTTATTAATAGATTTATTAAACCTATAGAAGAAGAACTTTCAGAGTTTGGTAGAACTTTAAGTAAAAAAGATAAACAGAATCTTATAGATGTTTATAAGTCTGTAACAGGACAAGTAGATTACTTTACTAGTGAAGCTGCACAAGCTTTATATGACGGAACTAAATTAGCTAATGCTATGGCTTATTTGCCTTTAGCTACTGTATCTTCATTGTCAGAAGCATTTATTACTTTAGGTAAAGCTCCTGTATCTTCTGCAGTAAAAGGAATGCAAGAAGGTATAGAGAATGGAGGTAGAATACTAACTACTGAAATGGGTCAGATGCTAAAAGAAAAACACAGAATGAGTGATGTAGAAATTACAAAAGAAATGAATAGTGTTTTCTTAGCAGTAGATGAAGCCATGGCTGATTTAACCAATCGTTTATCTGGTGAAGGATTACAAAATGAAACACTAAAGAAAGCAGCTAGAGGTTTTTACAGATTTAATTTACTTATACCTTGGACTAAGACAGTTCAGTTAGCAGCTTTTTCTACAGGTAAAGATTTAATACAGTCTAACTTAAAACAACTTGCAAACCCTAAAGGACTTAGTACTGCTAAGATATCAAGACTTAGAGGTGAGCTAAACGATTTAGGTGTAGATATTGAGAAAGGTTTAGAATGGAATAAAACATTCGGAGACAATATAAATAAAGCTGCAAGAGAAAGTGAGTTTTATAAGAATGATATTGTCAGAGGAGCAGGAAGATTTACAAACGGAGTTATCTTACAAACAGGTAGAGAGTTTGCTACTGTGCCTTTGTTTATGACTAATCCTAAAGTAGATATCTTTACACAGTTTTTAAGATACCCTACAGTGTTTGGTAATACTGTGTTAAGAAACTTTGCAAAAGAAACAATAACTGATACTACTGCTAATGCTCCTAAGTTAGCAGCATTTGTTTTAATGTCTACTAATGTTGCTAAAGCTACTAACTATTGGAGAGCAACTCCAGAGCAACGAGAAAAAATGACAGAGGAAGATGATTGGAGAGATACTCTAAAGGCTTATCAGCGTGTAGGATTACTTGGTCCAACTGAATATCTTCTAAGAGGTTTTGAAGGAATGGCTTATGGTCAGAATCCATTAGTAGCTGGAGTAGGTACTGGTGGTCCTGTTATAAATGATTTGATAGGATTCACTTTATATGATAGAGGATTGTTTGAAACAATAGCTCGTAAGCTTCCTCTAACAGGTACTAAGAACATTATTGATAGAAACGTAGGAGATATAATGGAAGAGTATACTGGCTTCAGAGAGCCTTATACTCCTTTACAAAAAATAGCTAAAGATATTGATAAGTCTATAGGCGGAGGATTCCAAACTGTAGCAAACATGGTAACTGGTGTTGAAGAAGATAAAGCAGTTATTAGACCTTTAGAATTAGAAAAAAGAACACCCTTTATGATTGGTGGTAAAGTAGCTAAAGGATTAAGTACCAAATTAAAACCTATTTATTCTAGAGTAGATGATGAAATGGGTGGTGGTCCTAAAACTGTAAGAGATACATTAACAGAAGAAGAAGCTAAAGAATATGATAAGCAACTTCAAGAAATGATGCAGTCTTTTTACATGGATGATTATGGTAATTATTCTCCTACTCTAAAAATCTTAACAGAAGAACAAGCTGCTCAAGAAAGAACAGGACCTAAGTTAGCTAAATGGTTAAAGCAACAAAGAAGTAATAAAGGAATTAAACAAAAAGAATTAGATTACTTAGAAGTAGAAGAGTATATTAAGAATCATCCATATCAAGCAGGAGCTGAAGTAGCAGAAGGATTATCAGATAGAAGACTAAGTATTGTACCTTTTGTAAGAACTGAATCAGGTATTAGTAATGATTTATTGTTTGATGAAAAAACATTATCTTATGATGAAGCAAGAGAATTTCTTACTAAAAAAATAGATAAAGATGATACTCAATATTATCCTAATCATACATTTTTAAAAGACTATGGATTTGGAAAAGAGTTTAGAATTTTTAGTAGTGAGTATGATGCACATCCTGATATAACTGTACCTTTAAGTAAAGAAGATTATGAAGCATATATGCCTTATGAAATTATAAAAGCAGATTTATCTACTTTTGAAAGACAAGGAACACTAGTTCCTCCTTTTGATGAAAATGCAGGAATAAAATTATTTGCTTATGGTAATCCAGAATTAGGATATAAAATGTTTTCTAATGATATAGACCCAAATATAATTCTTGAATTTGAAGCAAGAAATGATTTAGCTCGTAATATAACAGAAGCTAAAATTGCAATGCAAAGTTTATTACAAGAAGAATATATTATACCTTCTTCGTCAAACCGAGCTATATTAAAAGTTGCAATTGACGAAAACTCACCGGGAGGTACTAACTATAGAAACTTTGTTTATAATGTAAAAGGTCCAAAAGTTAAAGAACTTGATATTTTAAATATGGAAAAAATGCATTTTAAGTCTTTTGAAGAACTAACTCAGTTTGGACATGCTGTTACTAAAGATAGAAAGTTAAAAGGTAAGTTAGACAGTTTACACATAGAAGAATTACAGTCTGATTACTTGACTAATGTTTATGATTATGGATTATCAACTAAGACTAATAAAGAAATAGCTAAGAAAATAGAAAAAGAAAATGATATTATTGATAGTAATTTAACAGAAAAACGTATTCTTCTTGATAAACTTATAAAAGATTTAACAAAATCTAGATATGGAGATGATGCAGATTTTATAGATACTGATATGTTACGAGATAATATTGAAAAAAAACCATATACTAAAGCAGAAGAAAAACTAATATTAAATTTTCAAAAGGACTGGAATAAAACAGATGATGTAAATCTAGACCCTTTGTTTTCTCTTGATAAACAAAGAGAAGGTAATGTTAAAAAATTTGGAACAGAAATTAGTGAAGATATACAAAACGAATTTTTTTCTTTAGATTCTAAACATCAACTAAGAATATTTGATGAAAAAAATGAACCTTATTATCAAAATAGAATGAAAGAATTTAAAGAAAAAGGAAAACCATATCCAAATTATTTAATGGATAACTATACACAGTTAAGTATTAATGGAAAATTTTTAGAGCCTAGAGAAGATTTAGAAATAGTTGATTTTTTATACTTAGATAGTTTAAAGTATAGAATGGGAAGGCTATCAGACAAACTTAGCGAAATTAAAGATAAATATGCAAACCCTTATAATCTTATTCCAGACAATCCTATACAAGAAGATTGGTATAAAAGAATTATAGATAGAATATTATTAGAAGCAGTAAAAGAAAATAAAGATGCTATATCTATAGCTCAATCACATATTATAAATCAGCGATATACAGGTCAAGGAGAAAATACAAAAAGATATTTATATGATACATTGTTCCCAAGTTACTTAAAAACATTAGCTAAAAGATATAATACCAAAGTGGTTAAAAAAGAAATAGACCCTAAAGATATATCAGATGAACCTTTTGAATATTATGATACTTATAGTAGCGACCTTATAGATGATACACCACCTTACGATAAAAAAGAATTATTTAATGTTAATACTTTAATCATTACTCCAGAGCTTAGAAAGAAAATATTAAAAGAAGGAGTTAAGACTTTTGCTAAAGGTGGTCTAGTAACTGGAGAAGACAACGTACCTTTTACTAAAGAAGACCCTGCAGATAGAGTTGACCCTTTTACAGGTAGTCCTTATTCTGACCAGATGGAAAGGATTGGCTTTAGTTTAGGTGGTAAAGCTTTGTTTGAAGATAGAATAAATAATCCTGATAAGTATCCTTATATTAGACAAGATAAAGAGTTAGTAACTCATCGTATGGCTCAATCAGATAATATTGCATATCCTATGGTTCAATTACAACCTGATGGAACTTTAAAAGATTATGGTGATGATTTTGAATTAGCTAGAAAAGAAGCTATAAAAAATAATAACATTAAAGTTTTTAAAACTGAAGATGAAGCTATAGCATATGCAAACAATGGATATAAAACTAAAGAGTTTAATGAATATTATAATAATGAAAGGTCTAGACTTGGACTACAAGAAGGTGGTAATGTAAATTATGTTTCAAATAGAAACTATATTTATAATAGATTTATTAATGATTTCGGGTACAGACCTGAAGCTGTAATAGGAATGCTAGGTAATTTTGCAGTAGAATCAGATAATACTTTTAGACATGATATTGTACAAGGAGAACTTAGTGGAAACCCGTTAGTTTATACTAAAGAAGATATTGATAAAGGAGTAATTAATAAAGTAACTAAAAAATTAAAAACTGAAGATGATATAGGTAAACCTAAAAAAGGATACGGTATTGCACAGTTTGATTTTATGAATGATTATTATCAAGATTACTTAAATCATAATAGTAAAAAAGATTCATTAGATAGTCAAATAGAATATATAAATGATGTAATACAAGGTACAGATACTTATGCTAATTTTAAAGGTAAAATGTTAGCTAATGATGAAAGAAAAAAACTTTTAGAAAGTTTAAATAAAGATAATGTAGAAGGTACAACTAAATCTTTTATGGAAATATTTGAAAAACCCGGTACTCCTCATTTAGATAGAAGATTAAATGAAGCTAAAAGAATAGTAAAAGAACTAAATTTATTTAAAGATTAATATGGGATTTCCGTTTGAAATAATAACTATGCTTGGCTCTACTGTATTGGGTGGAGTTATGAGTGTATGGGCAGAAAGTCGTAAGGCTAAAGCAGAAGCACAAAAACTTCTTATAACTCGTGGTGAGTTTGAAATGAAAGCTCGTAAAGCTGCAAGAGATGTTAAAGATAAAGGATTCCAATGGACAAGAAGAATAATAGCTTTATCATCTGTATTTGCTATTGTTATATTACCTAAACTTGTAGCTGTTTATTATCCTGATGTTACTGTTACTGTTGGTTATACACAGTGGAATCCCGGAGGATTGTTTAGAAGTGGTAGAGAAGTATTTGATTGGATAACTTTTCAAGGCTTGGTAATAACACAATTAGATACCAATTTAGTATCAGCTATTATAGGTATGTATTTTGGTGGTAGTTTAGTTAAGAAGTAATATGCAAGATTGGATAAGTGCTATAGAGACTATTGGTATTCCAGCAGCAGGTGCAGCAGGACTAGGATATTTAGTTTGGGTACTCTTTAAATCTTTAATAGCGGACATACATAAAAAGTTAGATACGCAACACGGTATGATAGTTGCATTGATAGATAGAATAAGACAAATGGATAACGACATGATTAGAATAGATGCTATGTGTCGTGCAGCAATGGGATTAAAACCTGATATAGATAGGATAGCTAGAGCAGATGGACAAAAAGACCAACGAAAAGATTAAATTAGAAATACCTCTTATAACTATATTTATATTTTTATTTATAGTTAGTGTATTGGAGCAACTACAATGAACTTAAATGATTTAGAAAAAGTACATCCTATGACACAAATTACTGTAGCTTCTATAGTACAGGTATTAGTATTTGGATTTATGTTGTTAGCTTTCTGGGGCAACTCTAAACTTTTTGCAGATGAAATGGTATTTAAATTTAACAGTCCTAGCTTTAGCGGTATAGGAACTTCATCACATTATCTTACAATACAAAACCAAGAGT